ATCGCCTGGGCCACCTACGCTGGCCACCGCTATGCCCGCGAACTGGACGGCCCAGACATTGGCGATGCTTTGCCGTTTCGCCGTGAGATCACCGAACTTGCAATCGACTAGCACCCAGAGTTGGGGGCATTGCCCCCTAGCCCAAAACGGGTTTGCACCTGCTACCGGCTGTGAGGCGACACATAGTTTTGCCTTTTGCTTCAGAACCCTTCCTTTTCGGTGTTTCTCACAGCAGCTGCTTTCCCCCATATGTTTCGATTGATCTGCCATGTGGTGAACGCAGGATGGGGTGGCAATACTATTCGACAGGGGGGGCGGACCGCAAGCGTAGCCGAGGACACGGCCCTGTTTGGGCGGCGCACTCACCTTGACGGCCTAGAGCGTTTGGCTTGTTCAAACCCCGCTGGCCCACAAAGCAAAAACGGCGGGGCTATCAGCCCCACCACCATTTTGCTCATTCGGATTTAGAGATTAAAACTACAGAATGCGGGACAAACCGAGCTTTCGCCGCAATTGCTACAATGGCTGCTTTAGATTATGAGTGCCAATTGCTGGTCTGTACCAGTAAGGGCAAAATAGCATATGCTGATCGCGCCAATCTAGGCTCAGGCCTCATAACCAGTAGATGACGATAGCGGCGATTGCGATTGCTGACAGGAAAGCCTTCGGGCATCTGTCGTATCGCGTAGCAACTCGTCGCCAATCCTTGAGCCTGCCGAACATGATCTCAATGCGGTTGCGGCGTTTGTAGCGTCGCTTGTCGTATCGGATGGGCTTCTTTCGCTGCCTTCGGCTAGGGATGCAGGCCTTTATCCCTTTGTCTTGCAACGCTTCTCTGAACCAATCTGCATCGTATCCACGATCTCCAAGCAGCCAATCCACGTCCGGCAGGCTGTTCAGCAGGGCCTTCGCACCGATGTAATCACTGACCTGACCGGCAGTCACAAAGAAGTTCAGCGAGCGCCCCTGGCTATCACAGATTGCATGTAGCTTCGTGTTCATGCCGCCCTTGGTCCGGCGAACCAGGCGTCCTCGCCCCCCTTTTTAACCCCAAGGCTAGACGCAGTGCGGTGCGCCTTCAGATACTTGCGCAGGCTCACTCGAACGTATGGCGTTCGCCTGCTCACATCGATCATAATGGTCTTTTCCTCGCCGTGATCGGCGGACAGTCCGATCATCATTTCAGCGAAGATGCCCTTATCACTCCATCGCTTCCAACGGTTGTACAAGGTCTTGTGCGGCCCGTACTCTTTGGGCGCATCACGCCACCGTAACCCGTTACGATTGATGAATATTATGCCGCTGAGGACACGCCTGTCATCAACACGAGGCTTGCCATGGGACTTCGGAAAATAGGGCTCCAGACGGGCCATTTGCTCGTCGCTCAACCAGGAAAGATCAGACATCGTCACCGCTTGTTTTGGGCGTGCTGAATCACGCCATAAAACGGAAATCAATGGGTCCTGAGCCTAAGGGAAACCGATCTAGGTGAGGTTGCCAAATGGCGCAGCCAAAGGCAGATTGATGTGATGACGATGAAGCTTAGATAACGTTTTGCAGTCTTGTCGTATCGTGTTGCGACGCGACAGGCATTCTTGAGCTTGGAAGCATAGCCCAACTATGTTGTGCAGCTGGTAAAGCGTGTGTTCCACACCGACGCGCATCTTGCGAGTCTTACGCATCGGGAATTAGGGTAGGATGTCACGTTTGTTCATGTTTTTACGAATGCGGTCAGCATCATAGCCACGACCAGCCAGCGTTACCTTGGGTTCTGGCAGATTGTTTGCTATGACCTGATCGAAACCGAGATAGCCAAATGTCTGCACCGGCGCGATCTCCGATCTCATAGGCAAGCCATGGGAGTTGACACGGAGGCGGATCTTGGGCGTGAAGCCACCTCTTGAACAGTCAAAACCCTGTTGTGGAGTTTCCCTTTGGCATCCGTTGCCTGATGGTGCGCGCGGATTACGGCGCTGTCGACCATTTGAAGAGCATCAGGCACGGCCCCGCTGAGGATCAGTGCATCCAGGATGGCTTCCCACAGCCCCGACAGCGTCCATCGCCTAAACTGGCGAAAGAGGCTGGACTATTTTCCGAACTCTCGGGCAGATCTCGCCATGGTGATCCGGTGTGTGCAGTCCAGAAAAACCCTCGGGTGTCTGGGCGCTGCAAGCCGCTGAAAGCGTGCTTGATATGAAGTCGCGCATTCTGGCCGCGCCGGGGTTCACCTCGGGCCTGCCTGCCGATGGGGTGAATGCGGTGGTGTCGGATCTGATCTCGATTGCGAATGCATCGCGCGCGGTTGTGATCAAAGTTGGCCCGAACACGACCGAGGCGGACGCCAAACTTGACCGGCAAAACTACGGGTCGGATCGCCTGTATATCGTTGATCCGGCGGTGACGGTGGAAGACGGGCAGGGCGGCTATGCCACGCGCCCGGCCTCTGGCTATGTGGCGGGGCTGATCGCAAAGCGCGATGTGGAAAAGGGGTTCTGGTGGTCGCCGTCGAACCAGATTATGCGCGGGATTGCCGGAACCGCGCGCCCGGTGCCGTTTAACCTGAACTCGGCGGCGACCGAAGCCAACCGGATGAATGAGGCCGAGGTGGCGACCATTGTGCGCCGCTCTGGGTTCCGTCTGTGGGGCAACCGCAGCGTGACCGAGGATGCGCAATGGGCGTTTTTGTCGGTGCGGCGCACCGCTGACATTCTTTATGAAAGCATGGAGCAGGCGCATCTTTGGGCCATGGATCGCCCCATGTCGGCGCAATTGTTCCAGGACATTCGTGATGGGGTCATGGCGTTTGGTCAGGGGCTTGTGCGCCAGGGCGCGCTTTTGGGCTTTAACTGCTGGTTCGACCCGGAGCTGAACACCAAAGACAAGCTGAAAGCCGGGATTGGCTATCTCGACTTTGACTTTGAACCGCCCGCCCCGCTTGAGCACCTGGTGTTCCGCGCGCATCGCAACGACGGCTATTACAACGAGCTGATCGAAGCGGTGGGCCGGGCGGCGTGATCCCAAGACAGGAGGACTGACAGATGATGCAGTACCCACGCAAGATACGCGATTACAACGCCTTCATCGACGGCCAGAGCTATGGCGGCCGGGCGACGGAGGCCAAGCTGCCCGAGGTGAAGCTGCAACTGGCCAATCACCGTGGCTCGGGCATGGATGGGGCGGTGGCGCAGGATATGGGGCTGGAAGCCCTGCGCGCCGAGCTGACCCTGGCCGAATGGCCACCCGAGCTGATCAAGCTGATTGGCACCCGCAGGCGGATGGTGCTGCGCCCGGCGGCGCGTGGCGAGGGCGATTTTACCGCCACTTCATATGTGGCGACGCTGGGTGGGCTGTGGTCGGCGGTGAACTTTGGCGATCTCAAACCGGGGTCTGACGTGCCGCTGAAGCTGAGAGTGGAGGTGGATTACTTCCGCCTGCTTTGCGATGGCGAAGAGCTGTTCGAGATCGACATTGAGGCGGGCGAGCGCGTGGTTGGCGGTTTCGATCAACTGGCGGCCATGCGGCAGGCGATGGGCCTGCTTTGATCTTAAACACAGGCGCGGGGCCGTCCGGTGCCGCGTGATTTAACCCCCTCTTGAAAGGATGTTGAAATGGGCAAGAAAACCAATCCCAATGCGGTGCCGCTGTCTGCACCGGTGAAGATCGACGGGCAGGAGGTGAGTGAAATCACCCTGCGCAAACCCAAGGCGGGTGAGATGCGCGGGCTGAAACTCTCCAATATTCTGCAAATGGATGTGGCGGAAATGTCCAAGCTCTTGCCGCGCATCTCTGCGCCGCCGCTGGATGGCACTCAGGTGGCGGATCTGCCTGCGGATGACTTCACGGCGCTGGCGACCAAGGCGCTCACTTTTTTTGTGGCGAAGGGTCAGATGGAAGCGGTGGTGGCGAGCCTCTGATCCTGCCGGATGATGTGGAGGAGGCGATGGCGGATCTCGCCATTGTCTTTGGCTGGGGGCCGGATGTGATGGATGGGATGGACCTGTCTGAACTGGCCCGCTGGCGGGAAAAAGCGCGGGTGCGCCACGAGGCGGCGCAGGGAAATAGCCATGACTGATCTCACGATTTCGATGATTCTGAAGCTGGTTGACCAGGCCACTGCGCCCGCGCGCCGGGTCAAGGCGGCTCTGGGTGAGATCGGCGAGACCTCCGAGCGGATCGGGCGGCAGGGTGTTGCCTGGTCCAATCGCCAGCTTGAGGCCAACCGGGGGCGGCAGCAGGCGCTTGCGGGTGAGGCTTTTGCGGTGGCGGCTCTGGCGGGGTCGATTGGGGCGGCGCTGCAACCGGCGATCAATTTTGAACAGGCCATGGCCGAGGTGGGTGCGGTGGCCGGTGCCAGTCAGGAAGATCTTGCGGCGCTGACCGATACGGCGCGTGAGTTGGGGGCAAATACATCCTGGTCAGCCAGTCAGGCGGCGGAAGGGATGAAGTTCCTGTCGATGGCGGGGTTTGAAGCCAATGAGACCATTGCGGCAATGCCGGGGCTTCTGGATCTGGCCAGCGCCGGGGC